TTGAAGGGTGACTCGGAACGAGGTGAGGGCGGAAGTGGTCATGTGCATCCTTGGTGCTGGTTAAAAACACAGTTCTAGTATGCATGATGACTGTATGCGTGTACAGTAATTTGTTACATGGTCCGCTAAACACCAGCAGGCGGCCATGAAAAAGCCCGCTCAAGGCGGGCAAAGGAAGACTATGACCAAGAGTGAGCAGTCTGCCCCTGAGGGGTCAGAAATTCTTATCAACCCCATCGATCCACGGATTCTGAGTGTTGGAGATGGGGCTGATGGCCGACCTATATGGGTAGCGGTAGACGCTGTAACGCAACGTGTGTACCGAGTTTACGCAAATGGGATCGCAACAGGGTTTGGCGATGGTGTATTGACTATAGCCGCTGCAACAAAATCTGGCACCAAGCAATTCGAGCAGAATACGTCCGGGATGAATATGGCCGTTACTGAGGGGGAAGGAGTCAGTAAATGCATAACTCTTTACGAGCTATCAGGCAAGACCGGTTGAGTTGTCTTCAATCAAAGCACTAATTCTAGGCGTGACGTTTTCGATATGCGGGAGAGATTTGTCAACTGCGGGCGCTTCTCTAATGACAAAACGAGTACCTTCAACCTTTCTCCTGGATAAATCAGAGAGCTTTCGTCGGAATTCCGTCTTGAACACCTCGACAAGTTCGCTGAGGCAATCCTCGGCAGACTCGTCAATGTAGAAGGTGGTGCATTTTGGGCATGCGTATAGTTTAAATTTTCCGCTCCTTGAAAATGTAGCAGATGAGTCGCAAAGAGGGCATGTGGTGTTCATGTGTTTTCAGATTATTCTCTAGCTTCAATGCTTCATAGTCCACCAAGCCAACACCTTGCCGGCAATGTTGATGCACTCAGATGCCTTGCGAAGATCAATTCGCTCTTCGTCGGGATAGTCCACGATGTTGTCGCTGCGAAGAACAAGGGTGCCGTCAGAAAGTATTAGGGCTTTTTTCAACAAAAGACGGTTGTAAACATCGATGACGTAAATGCCTTGTGCGTCAATGGTCCGCTGGCCCATATCCACAAACACCAAGTCTTCATCTTGAATCGTTGGTTTCATGCTGTGGCCATTGCCCGTCATGATCTTGATGCGCTCGGGGTTGACGGTCCCGATCTTCTTGCGCACCCAGCTTTCCAACACATCGAGATGCCGGACGATCTGCACGGCCTCATCCATGTGCGTGCCCGGGCCCATCGACGGCCGGACCGAGAGGTGCTGTAGGCGGACGTAGCCGGGCGGCGGGGTGTCATCGATAACCTGGATCACGTTCTCACCGTTTGAGGTGGTACTGGCGCTTCCCGGGTCCATGGTCTCGCCGCGCAGAAATTCGGGCGTGGTTTGCAAAGCGCGCGCGATGTCAATGATGCTAGCGCCGTAGCCACGGGTGTCGTTTTCGATATTGCCGATGGCGCCTTGCCCGCTGAGGCCTGCTTGCTTAGCGAGAGCGGCTTGGCTCATCCCCCGTTCTTTGCGAAGCCGCGCGAGGCGTTGTCCTGAGGTTTCCATATTCACATTGCATCACCACTGTGAATAACAATGGTGTTGATATTTCTGATCACTTGAGTGATGATGCTGGGCATGAATGCCCTTGATCAAGCCATCACACTTCTTGGCGGCGTCAGCAAGCTTGCGACCGCCCTTGGCGTAGCTCAGCCCGTTGTAAGCAACTGGCGCGCGCGTGGAACAAAGCCCGATCCCGCGCATTGCGTGGGCATTGAGCGCGCGACCCAGGGAGCCGTCTCCCGCCGAGACCTCCGCCCCAACGACTGGCAAGACATCTGGCCCGAGCTTGCGCAGCCTGCCGCCCAGGAGCAGGGCCATGCATAAGCCGTACCGCTGGGGCGACAAGGCCCCGCCCACCGTGCAGCGCCTGCGGGAACTGCGCAGGAAACGCGAGGCGGCCCTGCAGGCCAAGCGCGATCACCAACGGTTCGTGATCAGGCATCGCCTCATGCACGGGAGCGAGGAAGAGCGCGACCGAATCCTCAAGAGCATCCATGGCGATTCCTTCGGCGACTTCACCTGCTCCACCGTGCCGCCTGCAGCACCAAGTCCCCGCCGGCCTGTTTTGAGCTGGCTGCTGGGTTGGTCGCGCCTCAACTGCTGGCGTCCCAACTCCCCTCCACCTGTCTCCACATCCAAGGAGTAGTCCCGCATGCGTGATACCCACGAAACATTGAGCCGCGCGGAAGCCGCGGCGGCCAAGGCCGTGCTCGCCGCCCTGGCCAACCTGGACTACGACCAGGTCGAGCGCGTGCTGGCCCGTATCCAGGACCAACTGGATGAAGACGCTGGCGCGCCCATGTTCGCGCGCGGCATTGCCGGCCCATTGGGCAAACTGGACATCCAGCTCAAGACCAAGGTGGACGAATCCACGGCCGAGCAGTTCCGCCGCAACTGCGTGCTGAAGGGAACGGACACCTCCACGGTGCTGCGCGATGCCATCTACGTGATGACCTGGGAGCGCAGCTATCGGCAGATGGTGGCGGAGAAGTTGATGCATGAGGAGCAGTCTGCCAGCCGACTGCAATCGCTCATAGGACCCTTTGGGGCCCCCGAATTCGGAGGGCCTGCCCGATGAACGCGATCACTGCAATTTCCGCCGCCGTGCTGACGATGAGCAGCCGCGAGATCGCCGAGCTGACAGGCCGCGACCATGGCAACGTGATGCGCGACATCCGCACGTTGCTGGACGACTTGCAGGCTTCAGATTTGAAGCCTGTTTGCGAAACAACGACTTACGCCGGTGCCAACGGCCAGCGCTACCCGCAGTACGAACTGGACCGCGACACCTGCCTGACCCTGCTGCTGGGCTACGACGCCGTGGCGCGCATGAAGGTGGTGAAGCGCTGGCAGGAGCTGGAGGCCCAGGCCGCGCCAGCGGTGCCGCGCACGATGTCTCAGGCGCTGCGCTTGGCCGCTGAACAAGCCGAGCAGATCGAGCAGCAGCAGGCCGCGCTGGCCCTGGCCGCGCCCAAGGTTGAATTCGTGGACCGCTTCGCATCTGCCGAGACCGGGGCCATGGGCTTCCGCCAGGTCTGCAAGCTGCTGCGCGCGAACGAGGAGCGCTTCCGGGCCTTTCTGCTGGACAACAAGGTGATGTACCACCTGGGCGGCCGGCTGACTCCGCTGGCCCAGCACCTGGACGCAGGCCGCTTCGTGGTGAAGGCTGGCCATGCCCAGCACAGCGACCACGCTTTCACCCAGGCCAAGTTCACCAGCAAGGGCGTGACCTGGATTGCCGGCCTGTGGGGCCAGCACCAGGCCCGCCTGGCGCAGGAGGGAGCGCAAGCATGAGTTCCGACTACACGACCCTCGCATGGCGCACGGAACTGCAGTCAGGCCCACGCCTGGTGTTCCTGGCCCTGTGCGACAACGCCAACGACGCGGGCAACTGCTTCCCTTCCATCCAGACCTTGGCGGACAAGTGCGGCCTGTCGGTCCGCGCTGTGCGTGGCCACGTGGCCGCCATGGAAGAGCAGGGGCTGGTGCAGCGCATTCAGCGCACTGGCTGGAGCTCCGAGTACCAGATCAATCTGAAGGTGCTGCGCGCAGCGGTTTATGAGTGCCTGTCCAAGCGCCCGCGCTTGACCGAATACGACCAGATGATCATGCGCTCCTGCGCGCCGGAAACCCCGGCAGATTCTGCACCCCGGCAGGATTTGCCGCCCCCTCAAACCCCGGCAGATTCTGCCGGGGACCCCGGCAAGATCTGCAACACCCCCCGGCAAGATCTGCCGGGGACCCCGGCAAATCCTGCCGCCATAACCTACAAAGAACCTACAAAGAATAAACAAGGAAAAGGGAAAGGCGCGCGCACGGCTGCGAATGCCATCACTCGCCCTGACGGCGTGACCGAGCAGACCTGGACCGATTGGCTGACGCTGCGAAACGGCAAGAACGCGCCGGTGTCGGAAACGGTTCTGCGGATGGCGGTCAACGAGGCGGACAAGGCCAATCTCTCGCTGGAGGACTTCCTGCAGATCTGGTGCTTCCGTGGCACGCAAGGGCTGCAGGCCGACTGGCTCAAGCCCTCGGACTTTGCTGGCAGGACCGTGAAGCCCGCGAAGACGCCTGCCCCCGACAACTTCGGCGGCGTGAACTACGGCCAGGCGAGGAAGATCTGATGGACCTTCTCGCATCCCGCATCCACCGCCCGCCGCTGACCCGCGAGAGCACATGCCCGACGCATGGGCTGTACCTGAGCAGCTGCCATCTGGGCGACATCTGGACGAAGTGCAACCTGTGCGCCGAGGAGGCCAAGGCCAAGGAACTGGCCCAGGCCCAGGACGAGCAGAAGCGCCAAGCGCGCGAAGAGTGGGAGAAGCGTCTGGGCACGGCTGCCATCCCCCAGCGCTTCCAGAGCTGCCGCCTGCGAACCTACATCGCGGAAACCCCGGAGCAGCAGGCCGCGCTGCAATTCGCCAAGGACTATGCGGCCAGCTTCGATGACGTGCAGCGCAAGGGCAGCGGCGCCATCTTCGTGGGTAACGTCGGCACAGGGAAGACGCACCTTGCCATCGGCATCGGCCTGCAGGTCATGCACACGCATGGCGCATCGGTGCTGTTCACGACCGTTGCGCGCGCTGTCCGCCGCATCAAGGACACCTGGTCCAAGCGGAGCGGCGAATCCGAGGGCGAGGCCATTGCCGCCATGGTGTTCCCGGACCTGCTGATCCTGGACGAGGTGGGCGTGCAGTTCGGCAGCGACTTCGAAAAGAACCTGCTGTTCGACGTGCTCAACGAGCGCTACGAGCGCCGCAAGCCCACGCTGTTCCTGTCGAACCTGCCCATCGCCGACGTGGCCGCCTACCTGGGCGAGCGCGTCATGGACCGTCTGCGCGAAGACGGTGGTGACGTGCTGCCGTTCCAGTGGGAGAGCTATCGCGGGAGGGGCGCATGACAACCATCTACCCCTCCGTGACCCGCAACTACCTGACGCTGCCCTACACCTACACGCTGGCACAGGAGCTGTCGGCCAGCGAACGGCAGCCGCTGCACCAGCGCAAGCGCGAGCCCCTGGCTGCTGCAGTCCTGGCCGCCGTGCATGCCGTGGGCTACGCCGCTCCCACCGTCCAGCACTGGCGCGACCTGGCCGACGCCGCGAACCTGTCCGAAACGCTGCTGGGCATGGGTGTCTTCACCGAGCCCGAGGCCCAGAGCCTGTTTGCTGATGCCGTGGCAGCCGTCGTGGACCTGGGCCGCAAGCACGGCCACGGACAGGAGATGCGCCTGAACGCCGTGCAGCTGGGCCACCTGGTCGAGTTCGGCGAGGCCTACGGCCAGGTGCTGGAGGTGATCCCGGCACGCACCTTCATCCGCGCGCACCGCGCCACCGAACGCCGTCTGCGCGAGCTGCTGGTCAACAGCCACGGCAGCGACACCCATGAATTCATCGTCGTCTGATCATCAATGGCAGCAACACCAAATCAATCTCAGCGGGGCAGCCGTGGCGCACCTCGTCAAGCTGGCCCAGCAACCCGGGTGGTGGGAGTACGTCAAGGCCAGGGCCAGGGAACTGGACAGGGACGAGTCCCGACTGTTCGTGGACATCGAGCAGCAGGTAGTGCAGCAGCTGCAGGCGCTCGCGTGGCGCCCGCCGCCCCGTGCGTGACGGTGCCGGCTGGCCACCAAGGCCCGATCACGGTGCTGGGCATGGATCCGGGCAAGCACACGGGCCTGGCCTGGATCGTGGATGGCCAGCTGCAGGCGCTGGAGGAGATTGCGCCAGCGCAGATCCTGCATACGCTGCAGGGCAGGGCGCCCACGCTGGTGATATTCGAGGACAGCCGCAAGGCCCGGAAGACCTGGACCGGCCAGGGCAGCGCCGCGGCGCGGGCCAAGATGGCACGCAACGTGGGCGAGATCGATGCATGGTGCGTGCTGATCGAGACCCTGTGCGCCAGCCTCGGCATTGCCTGCTTCGGTATGGCTCCCAGCGCGAAGGCCGGCAGCGCCCACGGCGCCAAGATCGATGCCGCCACCTTCAGCCGCCTGACCGGCTGGGCCGGCCGCAGCAATCAGCACCAGCGGGACGCAGCAATGATCGCGTGGTCCTTCCGGAGGGCTCGGCCATGAAGCGCATCTACATCGCCGGCCCGATGACAGGCCTGCCAGAGTTCAACTATCCGGCCTTCAACCGCGCGGCCGCCGCGCTGCGCGCCCAGGGCCACCACGTCGAGAACCCGGCCGAGAACCCCGCGCCAGCGTGCGGGAGCTGGGCTGGCTACATGCGCCTGGCGCTGCCGCAGCTGTGCACCTGCGATGCCGTGCACCGGCTGCCGGGCTGGAAGCAGTCGCGCGGTGCCCGGTTGGAGAGCTTTGTGGCGCGCGTGCTGGGCCTGGAGGTGCAGGACTTCGATGCCAGTGCAGGGGAGGGCGGTGCACATGCTTGATTTCCGCCCCGATCTGCCCCGGCGCGGCATGCGTGGCCAGGAGCGACCGAAGCCCAAGTACCCGCCGCTGTGGCGCGACGCCACCATGGAAGAGCACATCCACGGCCCGGACGCGCATGGCCGCTACCGCCTCTCCACCTGGGCCTACAACCGCTGCTGCATGCTGCAGCAGTACGGTCCGATCCGCGTATGCGTGATGGGCGACCACGGCTTCCTGGTGCAGGTGGATGTTGAAGGGGATGTCCGATGAGGGTAATGCTCGTCTCCGAAATGGCCCGAGAACTGATCGACCGCCCGACCAGCAGGCCCAGCTTCATCCTTCACCCTTCGTGGCGGCCTTTGGTGGATGCGCTGATGGCTGACCCCAATCCAGAGGGCGAGGCCGCGCTGACGCGGGCAGCGTTGAACGGAGCAAGCATCCTGTACCAGCGTTGCCCTGTCCGCCCTGCGTTGCCCACCGGCGGCGTCTTCGACACCTTCCCGTGGGAGGTAATGAACCGTCTGGATGCTTGGCGGGAGGCGCATCCATGGCGCTGACACGCAGGCCGTTCAAGTCCAAGAGTCCATGGCCTGTGGCAGGCACCGGCAATCTGGACCGCGAAGAGCGCCTGGCGCAGCGCGCGGCCCGCGCCATGGACAGCGCCCGCGCCACTGCCGGCATGGCGTGCACCAGCATCGTTGTGATGGGCGGGGCCAGCACGGGCTTGGTCGTGCCCAAGGCCGAGATCCTGGAATGCGAAGCCTACCGCCGCGCCGTCGCCGCGCTGCCTTGCATCTGGTGCGGCATCTGCGACTACAGCCAGCACGCCCATCTGAACCTGGGCAAAGGCTTCGCGCTCAAGACAGACGACCGCACCGGATTCCCGCTGTGCTGCACCCGGCCGGGCATCGAGGGCTGCCACGTCGCTTACGACCGATACCGCCTTGTTGACGGCGGCCGCGAAGCCCATCGGGACTACGGACTCGAGTGGGGCCGCATCACCCGCCACACCATCCTCGAGTCTGGCCAATGGCCAGCACGACTTCCCCTCTGGAGTGAAACCGCATGAACCAAGCCATCACCAGCACCATCCACAAGACGCCCGGCGGCAATCCGGACACTGGCGCGGTCGAGGCCGTGCCCACGCTGACGCAGGTCTATGAGGCAATCCGCCAGCTGCACGAGGCCGGTGAAGAGCCCACGCGCGACCGCATCCACAAGATGACAGGCCTGAACCTCACCACGGTGGACGACCGCATCAAGGTGCTGCGCGGCGAGGGAATGATTGCGGCGGTGAAGCAGTGCTATCGCCCGGTGCACCAGCACGGGCCGGCGCGGGATGTAGTCATCGTTCACCTCAACGATGGGCGGACCTTGGTGGAGATTGGGGAGCATGTGTTGCATCTGGTCCGCCCCGAAGCCGCGCGCCTCGGTCAGGGACTGGCAGGCGTGGCGCTGGAGCACACGGCCCTGACGCGCGTCACGGAGTTGCAGGACCAACTGCTGGAGGAGGTGGCCAGACGTAGAGACCTGGAGCGCGAAGTGAAAGCGCTAAAAGCTCAGCGGCGTGTTGACGGACGTCAGGGTGATCTGCTCAGTGCGCTGTCGGGCCAAGCTGCAGCGTAGGGTCAAGAAAAAGCCAGATGCGCGCGGGCTTTTTCGAGTCAAACGGCCCGCGCAGTCTGCAAGGCGGCCAGCACCTTGCGCTGGTCCAGGGCGCTGGCCGCCCCGGCCCTGAGCATGACCAACTGGCCGGTGCGCAGGTTGCGCGCCAGCGCGCCGATTTCGTGGCCGCGCTGCACTGTGCCCAGCATTTCCCAGCCCGGCAGCTCGGTCCATTGATAGTGGCGCCAGGGGCCACCGTGGTGCACCACCAGCTTGGCGCGCTGTGTCATGCCTGGCTGTACCAGCCGCAGCGCACCACCTCTTCGAGTTCCACGGGGGCGCCCTGCATCATGGGAGTGTCCAGCTCAACAAAGTAGCCGTAATCGTTGCTGTAGCTGGTTCCCTTGGCGGTGCCTATCAGCTTCCAGTCGCCGTAAAGGCTTTCCTGATGCACCAGGCCCTCGGCACCCGCAACGGGCACAGCCTGCAGCCCGCTGGGTGCGGCAGGTGTATTGGTTGCAGCGTATTGCACGCCGCTCATGCCCGGCTCGGTTTGCTCTGCGGCCCAGATATAGGAAATTGCGCTCATTGTGGTTCTCACTTGCCCCTCATTGACGGGAGGCGCCGCTGGCGGCGGTGTGCTGCCATGGAGTCAATATTAATGCGCAATGATTGCGCAGTCAACGCCTTTTTTCAGAAGCCACTCAAGCCGCGTTTGTGCGCTCCACTTCCCAGCCCAGGCAGGCCAGGGCCACGGTGCGGGGCACGGGCTTCTCGCCGGTCAGGTAGTACAGCAGCATGCGGCGTGAGATACCCAGGGCCTCGGCTGCAGCGGTCTGCGTGAGGCCATGGCGCTGCATCCATTCCGTGATTTCTTCGGCTGTGTGGGCGGTGGGGGGTTTGGCTGTCATGCCGGAATTCTATGCGCAACTGTTGCGCAATGTGGCGCGTCGCGCGGAGCGCCCCGGCTAGGGTTCGACGGCCCTAGGCCATGCCGGAACACTTCCGGCCATGGCCCAACGTCCTGCCGGCAAGTCCGAGCCTCCAAAGAAACCTTTCCCCAAGAAGCCTGCAGCCGTGAAGAAGGTCGCAGGCGCTGCCGTTCCTGCGAAGCGCCCAGCGGCCAAGAAGCCTGCTCGCAGTGCGCCGCCGGCTAGGACGCACGACAGCCAAGCCCTGACTCCGAAGCAGCAGCGTTTCGTGGATGAGTACCTCGTTGACCTCAATGGCGCCCAGGCCGCCGTCCGTGCCGGCTACAGCGTCCACACAGCCAAACAGATTGCTACGGAAAACCTAGCAAAACCTTACCTGCAGGCGGCAATCGCAGAGGCACGGAAGCAGCAGCAGGAGCGCACCCAGGTCAGTGCTGACCGGGTGCTGACCGAGGCACTGAACATCCTGGTTGCCGATCCCCGTGAGCTGGTCGAGGTCAAGACCGGCTGCTGCCGCCATTGCTTCGGCGAGGGCAACCGATATCAGCGCACTGTGGGCGAGATGAACGCCGACCGTGAGCTGTGGGCCGTGAAGGGCAACGCGCCCGATGAGTTCGATGAGCAGGGCGGCATTGGCTTCAACCCACTGCTGGAGCCCAACCCGGACTGCCCACAGTGCGGTGGTGATGGCCACTCCCGCGTGGTGACGAAGGACACACGCAGGCTCAGCACCCCGGCGCGCGCTCTGTATGCAGGTGCAAAGGAAGGCAAGTACGGCATCGAGGTCATGTTCCACGACAAGGTGGCCATCCTGGAGAAGCTGTTCAAACACACCGGCCTCTATGAAAAGGATAACGAGCAGAAGAGTGACCCCTTCATGCTCAAGCAGATGACCGATGCAGAGCGGGCGGTGCGGCTCGCGGCTCTGCTCAATGGCGGCCCAGGCGCGGCCATGCTGCTGGCCACGCTCGCGGCGAAGCGGGGTGATAAATGACCACGCCTGCGCTCACCACGGCCGACATCCTGGATCTGCTCAAGGGGCTGGACGCGGACACGCGCGCGGAACTGGACTCCCTGCTGCTGTCTGGCGATGCACCCATCTGGGTGCCGCAGCCTGGCCCGCAGACCGTGGCCTTCGAATCCGACGCCGATATCGTCTTCTACGGCGGCGCGGCCGGCGGCGGCAAGACCGATCTGCTGCTTGGCCTGCCGCTTACCAAGCAAAAGCACAGCATCATCTTCCGGCGCCAGTCCGTGCAGCTGACCGGCATTGAAGAGCGCATGACCTCGATCCTGGGCACGCGCGATGGCTACAACAGCCAAGACGGCATTTGGCGGCTGCCACAGGGCAAGGTCCTGGAGCTGGGCAGCGTGAAGGAGCCGGGCGACTGGATCAAGTACCAGGGCCGCGCGCACGACTTCAAGGGCTTCGATGAGATCACCCACTTCACCGAGCTGCAGTTCCGCTCCCTGATCGGCTGGCTTCGCACCGATGACCCGACCATCCGGCAGCGCGTGGTCTGCGCGGGCAATCCGCCGACCGAGCCTGAAGGCGAGTGGGTCAAACGCTTCTGGGCGCCGTGGCTGGAGCCTTCTCACCCGAACCCGGCCAAGCCGGGCGAGCTGCGCTGGTTTGTGACGAACGAGAAGGGTGAGGACCAGGAGGTGCCTGGCCCCGAGCCCGTGATGGTCGGGCCGGACCTGATGACGCCCAAGAGCCGGACCTTCATACCCTCCAGCGTCAACGACAACCTATTCCTCCTGTCCACGGGCTACAAGGCCACTCTGCAGTCCCTGCCCGAGCCGCTGCGCAGCAAGATGCTGAACGGCGACTTCAACGCGGGCAGCGCAGACCCGGCCTGGCAGGTGATCCCCACCGAATGGGTGAAGGCGGCGCAGGCTCGGTGGAAGCCGCGCGAAGCCAAGGGCGGCATGACGGCCCTGGGCCTGGACCCTGCGCGCGGAGGCATCGACAAGACCTCGGCGGCGCGGCGCCACGGCGCCTGGTTCGATGAACTGATCACCGTGCCCGGCGCGGTCACCAAGGACGGCCCGACAACGGCTGGCTTTGTCACGCCCCTGGTGCGCGACGGCGCGTGCATATGCGTGGACAGCATAGGCATCGGCTCCAGCGCGCTGGATTTCATCGTGGGCCTGAACCTGCTGGTGCTCGCGGTCAACGGCTCGGAAACGTCCAACGCCATGACCAAGGCCGGCAATCTGCGCTTCCGGAACCGGCGCGCGGAAATGTACTGGCTTCTGCGCGAGGCCCTGGACCCGACGAATCCCAATCCCATCGCGCTGCCGCCAGACCCGGAGCTGCTGGCCGACCTGACAGCCGTTCGCTACAAGGTGGTGACCCTGGGCCGGGTCGCGGCGATCCAGATGCTGTCCAAGGACGACATCCGCAAGGCGCTGGGCCGCTCCCCTGACAAGGGCGACGCGGTGGCAATGACCTTTGTCCAAGGCATCCCTGAGCCCGGCAGCAAGCGCCACGAATACGAAGAACCCGAAGAGACCGATTGGAGGCTCAATTGATCAACACCAGCACGATGGACGTGGACTCGCCCGAAACCGAGGGTTCTCTCGACGCCGGGGATGATGATCTGCGCATGGGTGAGGGCGAGGTATCGCTCCACGAGTACACGGAATGGCTGCGCGAGATGGACGAGGAGCCGCCCTGGCGCATAGCGGCGGACAAGGAGATGGACTATGCCGACGGCAAGCAGCTGGACACCGAACTGCTGAACGCCATGAAGGAGCAGGGCATTCCGCCGGCCATTGAAGACCGCATCGGGCCCACGCTGCGTGCACTCACGGGCTACGAGCAGACCACGCGCACGGACTGGAGGGTGACCGCCAACGGCCAGACGGGCAGCAAGGATGTGGCCGACGCGCTCAACGTCGAACTGAACGAGGCCGAGCGCGAGTCCCATGCCGACGATGCCTGCAGCGATGCCTTCCGGCCCCAGGCCGCCGTGGGCTTTGGCTGCGTGGGCGTGCAGCGTGTGAGCGATCCCACGCAATACCGCTACAAATGCGCGGTCGTGCGGCGCAGCGAGGTGCGCTGGGATTGGACGGCGGAGGAATGGGATCTCAGCGACGCGCGGTATTTCAAGCGGGACAAATGGCTGCATCCCGAGCGCATTGCGCGCGCATTTCCGCAGGCGCGCGAGCTGATCCTGTCCTGTGGCCGCAATGGCGCCACCTGGTGGCAACAGGGCTATCCGGGCCGGCTGGCCAACCAGGGCGGCAGTTCCACGGGCCTGACCAATGCGGGCCAGGATGCGCGCGGCTGGACGGTGGAGGAGGCGCGGTGGTACGACCGCACCAACAAGCAGCTGTGCCTGACCGAGCTTTGGTATCGGCGCTGGGTCGAGGTGGTGCTGATCGAGTCACCCGACGGCCGCGTGGTCGAGTACGACGCGGGCAACCAGGCCCACAACTACGGACTGGCCACGGGCATGACCAAGGCATTCAAGGCCATCGTGGCGAAGGTGCGCCGCAGCTACTGGCTTGGGCCGCACAAGCTGCACGACAGCCCCTCGCCATACCCGCACAGCCATTTCCCCTATGTGATCTTCTGGGGCTTCCGCGAGGATTCCACGCGCGTGCCCTATGGCTACGTGCGCGGGCTGATCTACCAGCAGGACAGCTTGAACAGCGGCACGGCGCTCATGCGCTGGGGGCTGTCAGCCTATCGAGTAGAAATCACCAAGGGCGCGACGGACATGCCGAACGCGGTCTTGCGGCGCACCATCGGCCGGCGCAATGCCTATGTGGAACTGAATCAGGAGCACATGAGCAAGCAGGGCGCTCGCTTCGAGGTGAAGCGGGATGTCCAGCTCACCGATCAGCAGCACCAGCTCATGAACGACTGCCGCGCGGTCTTTGAGCAGCTGTCCGCGGCGCCGGCTGCCTTCACGGGCCAGCGCGGCAACGCCACCAGCGGCCTGCAGGAACGCACGCAACTAGAGCAGGCCAACCAGGCGCTGGGCGAGATCATGGGCAACTTCCGCCGCGCGCGAACGCTGATGGGGGAGATGCTGCTGTCCATGATCGTCCAGGACCTGGGCGCCAAGGAGAAGACAGTGATCATCGAGGGAGATGCCGTCACCGAGGACCGGTCGGTGGTGCTCAACAAGATCGAGACAGACCCTGCCGGCTATACCTACCTGAGCAACGATGTGCAGCGCACCCTGCTGAAGGTTCAGCTTGAAGACGTGCCCAGCACGCCCGGCTATCGCTCCCAGCAGCTGTATGCAATGCAGGAGGTCATCAAGACTATGCCGCCGCAGTTCCAGCAGGCCGCCATGCCCTACATGGTTGCGCTCATGGACACGCCCTACAAGCGCGAGATCATCGAAGCCCTGCGCGCGGCCGGCTCCCAGGAGAGCCCGGAGCAGGTCGAGCAGCGGATCCAGCAGGAGGTGCAGGCCGCACTGTCCAAGGCCGGGCACGACCTCAAGGCGCGCGAGCTGGACATCAAGGAGCGGCTCACCGATGCCCAGATCCAGGACACGGTCGCGGCGGCCGTTCTCAAGGGTGTGCAGTCGGCCTTCAGTTCGATGCAAGGCGGGGCCCAGGTGGCCATGAACCCCCTGATCGCGCCCATTGCCGACGCCATCATGCAGGGCGCCGGATACCGAAAGCCCAATCCCGGTGGCGACGATCCAGACTTCCCGGTGCCGGGCGTGGTGGCCGGGGGGCCAGCGCCGCAGTCGGGTGGCCCTGGCGCGGCCGACGACATCGACCAGGTGCGCGAGAACACCAGCCCTGCATTTCCGCCCATCCCGCAGGAGCCGTCGCGCGGCATGCAGGGCATCGAGACCACCGCGCCCGACGACAACCTGCCCCAGGGCGGTTGATTCCATTGGCTTCGGCCCGCGCCGCCTCCGGGCGGCGTTTTCATTCCCGCTCTGTCTAGGGTTGGCCTTTCCTTCCCCGCTTTTTGACACTGCTTCCAAGCCGTGGCGCATGTCGCTGTGGCGATGACTGCGGCGCTACGGCGCTGCGGATTCAAGAGCAGATGGCGCGGCGCCCAGGCGCTGCTCCGGATTGCTGGCCCATGCGGCCACGGCGATATGTGGCGGGACAGGCATGACGACATCACAACAGGATTCTTTTGAAAGCGCGGGCGGCGAATTGTCGGCCGATCAGTTGACCCAGATGCTCAACGCTGGGTTGCATGGCGATACCTCGGCAGCGTCCGAGGAACCCGGCGGCGCGCCAGCGACCGCCACTGATCCGGCAAACACTCCTGCTGCACCCGCTGTGGAAGCGGTAGCGAAGGCCGGGGGCGATGCTGCGCCGGCCGAGCCAGACCCGGCACATGCCGTGGTGCTGGCCAAGGATGGCAAGCACACCATCCCCTACGAGAAGTTGGAACAGGCACGCCAGGGCGAACAGCGCTGGAAGTCTGAGGCTGAGCGCGAGACCGCCCGTGCCGCAGCAGCAGAGGCCGCCCTGGCCGAGCTGCAGGCGCAGGCGGGCCAGCGCGCGGCCGATGGAAAGGCCCCGACCGAGACGGACAAGCTGGCAGCGCAGGCAGGCGCGGCCATCGAGGCCGGCGCGGACCCGGAGCTTTTCGGCGACTACTCGGAAGAAGGGCTACGCGCCGGCCTGCTGAAGCTGCACGCGGCCACCCGCGAGCAGCTCAAGGCAGAGCTGAAGGCGGAACTGCAGGCGGAGGTCGAGCGCGAGCTGGCTCCGCTGCGTCAGCACCGCCAGGCATCGGCCGAAGAAGTGCACTCGAACGCGATCTACGCGGCGCACCCCGACGTGGATTCCATCGCCCAGAGCGCGGAGTTTGAGGCATGGCTCAAGGCCATGCCCAGCTACGCGCAGAACGCCGCTCGCGGCGTGCTGGACGGCGGCACCACCGAGCAAGTGATCGAGCTCTTCAAGGACTACAAGGCAGCGACTGCCGCTTCCGCCGCACCCGCTCCAAAGGATCCCCCGAACGACCCGGCCAAGGCCGCCAAGGAAAAGCTGGCGGCCCTCGCAGTGCCCGTGCCCAACAGCCTCTCGGACATCCCGGGCGGCCGTCCGGGTGGCGGGTCCCTGTTCGAGCGGCTGGATTCGCTCGAAGGCATGGAGCTCTTCAACGCGATGGCCGACCTCACGGAGGAGCAGCGCGAAGGGTTCCTCAACCGAAAAACCTGAACTGAGCGAGGACTGACATGACCAAGACCGCAATGTCGGCCAGCGACAAGCAAAAGCTGGTGCAACAAGCCGTTGGCGTTTTCACTGCGACGCAGAAGCGCCATTCCAACATCAACCGCCTGACGGGCAAGTTCCCGAAGATCGATACAGCCGCCAGCTCGATTGCCAACCAAACGAGCAACACCATGCCCATCGTCCAGACCATGGACATGGGCAAGGGCAAGGGCGACGAGTTGAAGTTCAACTTCGTCAACCCCGTGGGCGGCATCCCCATCATGGGCGGCGAGTACGCTGCCGGTCGCGGTGAGGGCGTGAGCCTGTCCGAGGACCGCCTGCGTGTGAACCAGGCCCGCTTCCCGCTGGACCTGGGCGGCGTGATGGACGAAGTGCGCAGCCCCGTGGATATCTACCGCCTGGCCAAGCCGCTGCTGCAAAGCGCCATGGACAACTACGAGGACCAGCTTTCGCTGGTGCACATGGCCGGCGCGCGTGGCTTCGAGGACAACATCACCTGGCGCATCCCCCTCGCGGCGGATCCGCGCTTCAACAAGGTGGTGGTCAACCGCGTGAAGGCCCCGACCAAGAACCGCCACTTCATCGTGGACGGGGATTCGGTGCAGCGCTTCAAGACGAATGCCGGCGAGGTGGACCTGACCACGGCCGACATCATGAAGATGTCCAACGTGGACGCCATCCGTAGCTTCCTCGGCCAGATGGTGCTGCCGCCACCGCCCGTGGAGTTCGATGGCGACGAGATGGCCAAGGACAGCCCGTTCCGGGTGCTGCTGGTGTCGGATGCCCAGTACGAGAAGTTCGCCACCGACCCGAACTTCCGCAACTACCAGGCCCAGGCTCTGGCCCGTGCGCGCAACGCCAAGGATCACCCGCTGTTCCGCAACCCCGAGGTTGCGCTGTGGAGCGGTGTGCTCATCGTCAAGATGCCCAAGCCCATCCGCTTCTTCGCGGGCGATGAGATCAAGTACTGCACTCAGTTCGACAGCGAGACCGAGGCCGGCGTGATGGTGCCCCAGTCGTTCGGCGAAACCTTCGCAGTGGATCGCGCCATCCTGCTGGGCGGCCAGGCCCTGGCCAAGGGCTATGCCAAGAGCCGTCACAACGGCCTGCCGTACTTCTGGAAGGAGCAGGACGACGACTTCGAGGACAAGCTCGAAGCGATGATCGGCGGCATCCTGGGCGCCTCCAAGATCCGCTTCGCCGTGAACATGGGTGATCGGGTCGAGTTCACCGACCACGGCGCCACCGTGATCGACACCGTGGTGCCGATCTTCGGTCGCAGCCTGTAAGGCCTGGGGCAGGGGCACGGCCCCCTGTCTCGCTTCCTGAACTTCCAAAGGAGCCAATCATGGCAAAGATCAAAATCCTGGGTGCCGACCGCAATCAGTTCGGCGGCGCGCGTCCCTATGGCAATGTGACCACTATCCGCAGCGTGCTGGAAACGGGCGCCACGGGCATTCCGGTGCGTTCCAACGCCATCGCGGCGCTGGCCGTCAATGATGTCGTGCAGATCAACACGCTGCAGCCGGGCTTCCTGGTCGAGGCGGTGTCGCTGATCGTGTCCAACGGCTTCGGCACAGGCGTCACAGCCTCGCTGGGCTTTGAATACACCGACGGCGTGGACCGGCCCGAGCTGCCCCAGGCCGCCAACTACTTCGGCGCGGGCATCGACCTGGCCACCGTGGCCAACCTGCGCCTGAACCTGACCAAGAAGCTGGCCAAGTTCCCCGCTGGCGTGACGCTGCTGCTGACCATCACCGGCGCGGCCGTGGCTGAGGCCGGCTATCTGGATCTCATCGTCCACGGCGAAGGCCTGGGCGCGGACTGACCCCGCCGCGCGGCCTAAAGGGGCGGCGACGCCTCTTCCCGCGCAGGCATGAACCGCAGAGGCACATGATGAACCAAGAAACTAAAGTCGCGATCCAGTACATCGGGCGCCGCCCCTCGTACATCGACCGCCTGTATGGCACTGGCCTGTCGTTCGATGCGGAGCAGGTACGCGACCTGCCCGCGTCCATCGCCAAGAACTTCCTGCGCCATGGCGACCTGTTCCAGCGCGCGGCCGTGGTCGAGGAGGCCGGCGCGGGGCAGGGTGGCCAGCAGGCCCCCAGCACGCCCCTGGACGATACGGCTGCTCAGCTTGCCGAGGCACAGCGCCTGCGGGATGAGCAGCGCGCCAAGGATTTGCGCCGGCAAGAGCTGCTGGACCAGGTCTCCAACATGGACAAGGAAGGGCTGCAGGTGTTCGCCAAGGACACCTACAACCAGGTGGTGCCCAAGACCATGACCCTGGAGAACATGCGCGCCAAGGTGTTCGCCTTCATTGACGAGTACGGCGCGGTATGAACGTTCAGCAGCTGGTGGAACAGTTCCGGGTGGACTCCCTCGACCGGGAGCAACCCTATCTGTGGGGCGAGCCCGAGGTGCTGGGCTGGCTCAATGAAGCCCAGGCCGAAGCTGCGGTGCGCGGCCGCCTGCTGCTGGACGATTCGACGCCTGCCGTGTGCGAAATCGCTGTCGCGGCCGGGGTGGTCAGCTACCAGTTGCATCCGAAGGTCTACGAGATATCGCATCTGCGGTTCGTGAGCACGGCGACATCGCAAGCGTGCGGGCTGGATCTGGTGTCGCGCGAATTCCTGGATTCCAAACATCCGCGGTGGCGCGATCACGGGTCAGGCGAGCCACGCTTCGCCATCCAGACCGAGACGCGGCTGCGCCTGGTGCCAGCGCCGCGTGAGGCGGGGACGCTGCGGTTAGAGGCCTATCGGCTACCGCTCAAGCAACTGATCCACTGCAACGACAAACCCGAGATTCACGAGGCTCACCACGCCTACCTCGTGCACTGGGCGCTGCATCGTGCTTTCGGTCTGCTTGATTCCGATGGTTTCGACCCCTCGCGGTCGGCCACCTCCCTGGGTGAGTTCGAGGCCTACTTCGGCGCCCGGCCCGATTCCGACCTGCGTCGCGCGACCCGGCACGATGAACCCCAAGTGACCGTCGTTCACACCCTGTGAAAGCAGGAGGAGAAGAGCATGCGAGGATTCGATCCCGAGAAAATGAAGCAGGCCAGGGCTGAAGCGCTGGCCAACCAGCCCCGCCTTGGGTTCCGGCCGCGCGGTAGCGGTGGGCAGCAGGAGGAGATTCAAGCAGGGCCCGGCCTCGGCTTCGGCCCCACATCGGTGTTGGAGGCGCGAAAGGCCCAGGCCCAGAACCAGGCGCCCGACTCAATCCCCGCCATGGTGAAACCGGGTGAGTTCGTCCTTCCGCCCGATACCGTGCACGCCATGGGCGGCGCTGGCGCGCTGCAGGCTGCCGTCGATGCCACCCACACACCAGCACCTGAAGAGGCATTCGTGCCGCGCGGCTCCAAGCCCAAGGTGTTCTTCGCCAACGGTGGCCGGCCCGAAGACCAGATCCCGACGGACGGCTACCCCAAGGCGCCGGCTCCTGACGGCTCCCAGTCCAATCCCATGAACACAGAGCTGGGCCGTAATGTGTCGAATCTGGCCAATGCTGTGCCTGGTGCGCTGGGTGGTAGTGCCCGTGCCATCGCGCGAACTGGTGGGGCCATCAGCGGCGCGATTAACTCTGGCCTCAATGCCCCGCGCGCGCTGGCCGCTGGTGCAGGGATCGCTGGTGGTGCCGCGGCATCGACGCCTGCTGCAGCCTCCACAGGGGTGAATCCCGTGCCTTCCACCGCTCCAGCAGCCACGTCCACCTCGTCGCAGGCCACGCCTCCCGCCGGAAGCCCCATGGGCCCGCCCAGCTCAGCCGCACCACAGGAAGTTCAGCCCGGGATCTTTCGTCAGGGCAACAGCTTCGGCGACAGCGCACAGAGCGCGGCGCTCGGCGCCCAGCCGCGCGGCTTGCCCTCCCGGCAAAACGACCTGGCCGCCCAGAACCTGGCCGCGCAATCGACAGCGCGCGGTTTCACGCCTGGCCAGCGCACCGAGGTCGAGCAGCCCCGCCTGGGCTTCCCAGGCTTCCGTGCCCCAACCGTCGCCCACTCCGGCAACGATTGGCAGGCACGCAAAGACCTCCAGAACCTGGAAACCGGCGCAAGCAGCATCATGAACCGGCCCGAGTTCGCTGCAGCCGGCATGGCCCGCTTCCGTGGCGGTGGCGCTCAGTCCGGCCCGCCGCCGGCAGTGGCCGCCTACCAGGCCGCCCTACAGACCGACTCGGCGCTGCGCCAGGCTCAGCCAGGCCTGGAAGCCGAGACCATGCGCCAGAACGCGGGCCTGGCGCGTGAAGGCATCCAGCAGGACGGCGGCCTGCAGCGCGAAGCCATGCAGCAGGCCGGGGAAACCGGGCGCACGGGCATGCGCGTGGGCATCGAGCAGCAGCGCCTTCAGGGCGAGGCAGAAGCGCGCGGCTTCAAGACCCGGGCCCAACGCCAGGAAGAGCAGCTGCGCAATACGCTCCTGGATCCCAATGCTACGCCCCAGCAGAAGCAGCAGGCCCAGCAGTCCATGCGCGCGATCCGGGGTGATGCAGATCCGTCGCCCTGGAAGGTCACGGTCACGCCTGCGGTCAAGAATGCCGATGGTTCCACAAGCCAGGGCAGCATCATCCGGCACAACTCGGTCACGGGTGAGGTGCAGCAGGTGGATGCGGGGGCGAAGAGCCCAGTGGGGGCGAGCTACACGCCTACCAGCGACGCCGTGGCGCTGCTCAAAAGTAACCCGTCCATGGCCAAGCAGTTTGATGAGTTTTACGGGGTGGGGGCAGCCCAGAAAGCGCTGGCAGCGCGCTAGATTCAGCGGTGGAACTTTGCGAAGGGGTTCTCTTCAGCATTGTTCTGTTGGGCGGGTTGTTGCACCGGCGCATCGTTGCTTCGGCTGGAGTCAGGAATGGGGTTGCCTGAAAAGGCGGACGGGGCCTGGCCCCCTGGCACGGCTACGCGCATCCCAGCCGAAGACAGCATCACCACCGATCCAATGGACAGCGGCGCCAGAACAATGCCCAGGATGATCCCAGGCACGCTGGTGCTCGTCTTCCCATCCTTGTCGTTTGGCCACTTCGAGAAGGCCAGCACCCACAGCACCACGAAGCCCA